TTTTAAAATCAATTGCAATTGGATTTAATTGTGATAAATCAACCTCTTGTTCTTCACCTTCATATTCGAACTTGTAATCCTTACCGTAACCAAGTATCCTAGCAGCAACCATTATTGCGTTTTTATCACCAATTAATAAATCATGAATATTGATTGTCTTATCGACTATCAAAGATTGTAATAAAGTTTCTATCACAACACCTTGTTGTATGAGATTCTGAGATGTCAATATATCCTCTTCCTTTGCGGTCATGTATTTTACTTCTACTTTACCACTAGATAGGGGATGACCATCGACATAGAAATATCCCTTGGATGGTAGGTCTACCACCTCTGTGGGGAATTTATATTCAGCCATTTATGACTCCTTTGTTTTGTAATAATATATATAACTAATTTTGTTCTAAAACTATTTTATTTTTTACCGAACTTCTCAGCTGCTGTGACACCAAGTCCAACGACCGAAATGTACATAAAGCATTCCAATATTTTATCCTTCACTTCAAACGCAGTAAAGGTATCGGCACCCCAACTACAAATCAACATAAAGAATGCAGCAAAACCAACTGTTCTCTTTGATGATATCTTAGCATCACTAGATAACATTTCTTTTATGAAACTCATTTTTACTCCTTAGAATTGTAAGATTGCGTAATCGTATTTAAGCGTTAGTGTTATCTCAGCTGGGTCTGATGTAGCATAATCCAACTCACCGAAGTTCGCCTGTTCGATATAAGCACCCTTGAGCACCCACTCTTCGACAACATCACCGACTGGCCCTAACAGATTAAAAGTTACGTCTTTTTTATAGAAATCTGAGTAACCATCACGGCCTGTGACTGACTCATGTGATAAACGAACCCACTCCATGACCGCTTGAGCTCCACTTGGAACCACAGGATCGTACAACATGATGTCGATTGGTTGCCAAGCACCTTTACCTTTGATATATCTTTTTACATTTATGTGGTCTAGAACAATCTCTTCAAACTGTATAGTTGGTCTATTTGCAGATTTGACAAGATATGCAGGTATTCCCTCGATGTACATGATGAACCGATTTTTAGTTTTCGGTTCAAACGGTGTAAACATAATTTCTGAAGGGTCTAATGTAGCCATTCTAATCTCCCTAAAAGTCCGTTTATTTCTATTCATAAATAAATATCAAATAATGAAATTTTTAGTTAAAACAAAAAACCCCTCGTGAGAGGGGCCTTTTGATTCTTATGTGACTTTTACTTATTCAGGAAAAGTAGCACCTGTTGGTTCAACAACGAAGTCTAGTACGATAAACTCAGCTGTTCTCGTAGGTTGGATGAATATCTGACCCACCAACTGATTCCTATCGACGACCTCTGGTGTGTTATTGGTGTCGTCCATAACGACCCTAAAGGCACTTAAACCACTATTGGATTGTACTTGTTCTAAATATGGATTAACAATATTTAAGAAACGATTCCTCAAAGCCTGAGTGTTCTGTTCAAAGACTAGGAATCTTGAAGCACTTGCGATGAACTTCCTCAATGCAATCAACAGTCTTCTTACGTTCACCCTATCGAGTGCCGATGGTTTGGATTGTAAGGTCTTCTGACCGAACACCACCACACCTTGACCAGGAAAAGAAGCGATTGGATTGACCCTACCTTCATAGAGGTCATCCCTTTCTGCGTGTGTTAATCTTGTCTTAGCTTCCAATACGGATGTCAATCCACCTCTGTTCAGTCCAGCTGGGGCGAACCATTCATGTGCGACTTGGTCGTTGAATGATATCACACCCGGTAGAACCACAGATGGTGGGACAAAAATAGGTATTGCACTATCACGGTTGGGTATCAAGACCCATGGATAATAGGTTGCAACATAGTTGGTATCAAGATTCTTCACGGTATCTAAGACTGTCTCCACGGTGTCCGTTACAGCTGCTGAATCCATAATATAGAGAGCGTCAGCTCGTGATTCGACCTTTGATATCGCATGGTTGGTAATATTAGAATGTAATCTATGAATCACACCCGGTGTTACCAACAGATTGATATCAAACTCATCAGGATTACTGATTGCGTTGATTGCCCTCTTATAAGCCAAACTACCACTAGATGTTGAACTCGAAAGGTCAAAACCTTGGGTGTTATTTGCGGTAATCGCTGTTCCGACGTTATATGGAGTCGCAGGATTCCGTCCATCGAATCCCCATTGAATCGGTACAACAAACTTCCTTTGTGCCAATGTTGAGTTGGTCAAACTTATTTTTTCACTTGCATCAGCAAAAGTTGATTCTCCGTTTGGATTGGCATCCGCACTACCGAAGAAATCTTCGAGACTCATCGATACGTTGTTACCGAAATTAGCCGTAGCCGGTATTGGTGCCAAGTATTGATTGTTATCATCTTTTACGAACTTCGATAGGTAATCAAATCCATAGAACACATTTGCGTCATAGGTTCCGATTTCGTTATTTTGGTCTGATTTGAAAACAACGGCTGGAATCTCTGTTCCACCAGGTACGGTGTTATACACAGCTTGGTGTCCCATCGGTACTACCTCTTTTGGATGTTGAGAAAGATTATTCTCACCAGCGGTGCTTGAGTTGTAATCTCCGATTCTGATGTGTTTACTTAGATTCGGTAAAGTTCCAAAGTTTGTCAGCTTACCGTTCGAGTCAATCACAACATGTCTGTCACCGATTCTCTTTGCGAAGTAGTTCGGTGATTCAGGATCGAATGTCAAGTTATCGAACTGTTCCATGATGTTATCATCATCGATACCGTTTGGATTATTCACCCTAACCTGTAGAGAAAATGTACCGTAATCCGAACCTGCTATATCCGCGGCTGGTTTGACATCCCTTATCGCTATCTTCATCTCAGAGTTTATATTCGAACCATGAGAACGAGTGTATACTCTGAACAGTTTATATCTTTGTCCGTTTATTAGTTGTGATTCCAAGAAAGGTGTCCTACCGGTCTGATACTCTTTGTTACCAGTCCAATCAGTAGATTCGTTACCATCGTTGTCGACAGTATTCGTTCCACTAAAGAAGTCAAGACCATCCGCGTCAACATCGACCGATGCCGATGGATACGGAGCCTGTGTGTATGAACCAGTTGAGTTCGCTTTTCTACTGAATACCTTGTATACATAGACGGATGAATCAGAGTTACCACTTTTGGTTGACTGTGGGTCTGAACTCAAAACCTTTGTGATGTAATTCGCACTACCTGTATCAAAGGACAAGTTATATGTCTCGGCCGATACATCACTACCACTAACTGTTAATACAAAACCATTCCAACTACCACCAGAGGCTATAGAACTAGCTGATAAATCGCCTGTCCCATCTGAACCTCTCGATGGTGCTAAAATCGCCAACGATTCAGTAACAGGTGAACCACCCTCTTTACTGACATTCAGTCTTATCGCGTCTGCTTTGTATCCACCTAAGCCAAGGACTCTCACTATCGTGACAACCCCTGCACTTCTTAAATATTGTTCTACCGTGTAAGGTGTATAGAATCTTTCATCTTGACCACCAAAGATTTCTTCGAAATCTTGAAATGATGTTACTTGTGTAGGCACAAAGGCCGGGCCTTTCTGTGTAGGCCCTATGATAGCCGCACCAATCGCTCCGATTGCTTGTGGTAAGAATGATAAGTCTCTCTCGCGAGTAAATACACCAGGTGAAACTATTCTTTCTGCCATTGAATTTCTCCTAGTTAATTCATTATATTAAATCTTAGAATAAAAAATTATTCTAGTATAAATATAACCATAAATCCCCAAAATGTTAGATTTAGAGGTTTTTTTTCGTATTAACCTTCAGAAGGCTGTTCCTCTTGCTGAGGAATCGGTGTAAACACGCCTGTTTGTGGGTCTAACTGACCAGGTCCGTACTTTTCGTTCAACTTTTCAACGATTTCACGTTCTTTTTGTTGAACAGCCTCATACTCACCCTCAAGTTCGACCTGACGGTTATCGATAGCTTCAACCTGCTGACCCAATAGAATCTTTTGAACCGCTATCTGTCCTAATTGTGCTTGTTTTTCTTGATATGATTGTTGTAACTCACCGAGTTCTTTCAATTCTTCCTCTGAAAACTTAATTTCATCAGAAGCTTCAACAACTTTTGCTTCTTCAGCCATAACTTATTCTCCTATATTAGTTTAAGTTTATATAAATATAACATAAATAGTATAAATACAATTTTTTATTTCTTTTTCAATTCCTCTATCTCTTTTTGCTGAGATTTTACGATTTCTGTTAGTTCTTTAACTGAGTTTATAAGTGGTAGAACAAATGCTTCAAAGGATATATGTTGTCTTCCGTCATCTTCTTCACCCCATCCACCAAATGTATCTATACCTTGATTGTCCAACGCTTGTTTGACTTCTTGAGCAATCAAACCATGTATTGTTTTATCACCACCCATCGGTTCTTTATCATCAGCATCATAAGCATTCCATTCTTTTGGAAACTCGCTTGGTGATTTATGTTTAAAGGTTACCGGTCTTATATCGTTTATAAAATCAAGACCTAATGTATCATCTTTTATTTCTTTCTTTTGTCTTTCATCAGAAGAATGTGTCCAAGTAGCATTTGAATTAAAATCATTATATATGTATGATGAATCGTTACCGATGAAAACTCTATTATCATTGTCTGAAGCTTGTAGCTGATTACCTATAATAATGTTATTGTTATTATCTCCACTTGCAACATCGCAATTAAATCCTAATATAGTATTTTCACCGCCTGAAGTGAGAGTATTACCCGCATCTCTTCCAATTAATACATTGTAATATCCGTTTAAAAGCTCCGTTCCAACTCCGTTTCCGATGGCAACATTATGGTCAGCATCTGCGTGATTAGCTTTCAATAATGCCTGATAACCTATCGCGACATTACCCTCACCAGTAGTCATTGCTTTTCCAGCTTCATAACCAATCGCTGTATTTTTGGAACCTGAAGTCAAAGCAGTTAAGGCCTCATGCCCTATCGCTACTGTACCAGTTTGAGCATTACCGGCAGTTGATTTCATAGCATTTCTACCTATGGCAATATTACTATGTATTCTGCCTGAACCACCTAATCCGGCGTCATATCCTATAAAAACATTATCGGATGAATAACCAGCATTTATAGCACTACCGGCATTTCCACCAATTATTACATTGTTATCAGAAGTCCCATCTGTACTGGCATCAAATGCCCTATCTCCGATTATGGTATTATACTGACCACCACTTTGATAACCAGCAAGATATCCTATGAATGTACTACCAATACCAGTGGTTATTCCTGCACCAGCCTGATAGCCTACGGCAGTGTTTTTAGTACCAGTCGTTACAGCATAACCTGAGTACATACCCACAGCGGTATTACCAGTTATTTCATCATTAGAATCAGAATTTTGATTATATAGAGACTGAAATCCTATAGCAGTTGTACCTCTTCCGACATCTTCTGATTTTAATGCACCAGCTCCTACGGCAGTATTGTAATCGCCAGTCGTTAAAGAATCTGCAGTATTTGCACCAATTAATGTGTTGTCGTGTCCTGTTGTAAGAGCAACCCCTGCATTGATACCCATAATTGTAGCAGAATATGCGGTTGTTACAGCATACCCAGCTCTATACCCAACCGCGGTATTACCAACAGTTCCGTCTCTGTTTTGAGTTGTTAATGCTTCATACCCTACTGCGGTATTAAAATCTCCTGTGTCCTCTGTTGCTAAAGCTGAAGTACCGATAGCAGTATTATACTGACCTTCTGTAATAGCAGCTCCTGCATAAGCACCGAGTAAAACCGTTCCGTTTGCATCTGCTGAGTTTATCGCAGTTCCTGCAGACCTACCAATCATTACTGAGTTAGATGTGGTGGTTAGTGCATCTCCTGCTGCTGAACCGATTATAACATTATGTTCACCTGATGTTAGGGAATAACCTGCATTAGAACCCACAGCAAAGTTATGATTACCTGTTGTAAGACCAAATAAAGAGTTTTCTCCAAGACTCACATTGTACTGACCGGTGGTCTGAGTACTAACACCTTGTTGTGAGTTTGAACCAATCGCTACATTACCCCTACCAGTTGTATTACGATATCCAGCTTGATATCCAAGAAATACATTGGTAAATCCTGTAGTTGTTGAATATCCTGCTCTGTATCCTAATATGGTGTTGTTATATCCTGTTGTGAAAGCAGTAAGAGCTTGGTATCCAAGAGCAACATTATTTG